GCCTTCTTTAAAGAGGCTCTTCTTAAGCCCCGTGATTTGTCTACTGTCGGACTCCCCATGGAGTGGGCCCGGAGATTATATTCCCGACCCAACTCTGTTCGGTTGGTCGTCGTAGATGACACAGGTGCTGTAGGTTACGGCGTTGCGAAGAATCTTCGCTCCTCACGTGGCAAGGACAAAGTTGTGCGCAAGGTTGCGCAGGTTGGCTTAAAGATTGGGTCTCCTTATGAGACTTTCGCCATCCGGGGTCTAGTTGCCCCGAGGTCCTCTTCGGACTGGGCTCCTTGGTGGAGCACCTTTGGCGATGCCCAATTTTCTGCCTTAAGATCTGCCCCTAATCGAGCTAAAGCTATATTGGCTGTGTCTTCTTACACAGCCCCCGCTTTGTTGCGGGATGCTCGTCGGGGTGCGATCCCAATGTACCTGCCGCGCATCTTTGGAGGTCTCGGATATCTTCATCCGAAAGGGCTGCAGCTTCTTGCTAAATCGGCCGCGTCAACATCTGTCCGGGTTTCGCTAGCCGTAATGCTCTTTGGTCTCAAGTTGGGAGAAAGTCCCCCACGAGTTCCCAAGTCTGCATATACGTGGCTACTACCCGGGCAGTGGCGTTCGTTGGCGGAGGAGACTGCTGAGGATGTCATTGATAATGACTTCATCATCACTCCAATGCCGGTGGGTGGACTACCTAAGGATATTGAGGGCTTTGCGCCTGGAACAACTCCTGTGGCTCTTTATGAGCTTCACGAGGATCTGATCCAGTATTATAGTCGTCAGTTTACTCTGTCTTTTGGACTAGAGATGGCGACAAAGCTGAAACCCTCTTATGCAAAGGTCGTCAAACACCTCTATCGCTGCTACGGTGATTTGAGGGTCCGTGGGCAGTCTGCTCTACAACCTGTAGGCGGACGTGGAAAACGTTCCACTAGCTCCACTGATAAGGCTCCATTGACCTTATCGGACCTCATTAACCGTTACAACGACAACGAACGATGTTTCGCGGCTCAATTAGCTGATCTTTCAAACATTATGTTTAGTCACCGCGCGATTGTTCGCGCAGTGGGTTGGCCGGACCTATTAGGGACCGATCCACCTAGATCTGTAGTAACTCCC